CCTGTGTCTGCTGACGTTGCTGAACGCCGTGCTATGGGGTCAACCACCGCTGGGGCTACGGGACCTACAGGCCCTGCAGATTCTACTGGCTCTGGTGCATCTGCTGGCGGTGGCGGCGGTGGCGGTGCGGGGGGCGGTAGAGGCGGGCGTACCCCTAGACCTAAACTTCCTAAAAACTGGGAAGCCAAATTCCGTGAAATGTTCCCCCAGCAATCATGGCTTTTAGACATTGACCGCAGTAAATACCCAGGTTTATATAAATTAATTAAACGTGGCATTACAGACAAAATGTGGGAATCCGCTGAAGCCCAACAAAGATTTGCTGCCGAACTAAACAACACAGATTTTTTTGTTGAACTTAAAAACAAAGATACAGTTAGAAGCATTAAAGCCGTTGTCGGTGATCTTGGGTTTGATTCTGTACCGTTCAACAAGTTCCTAACCACAGCAATGAACTTCGGATGGGAAGGCGATGTCCTCAAATCTGAGGTGTACAAAGAAGCGTTTCGCAAAGATGATAACGGGAACTTTGTCAATCAAACAGCTGTTACTCGTGCTAAAGCCTCTACGGATTATAAGAAAGCACAAGCTTTTGGTAGGGCTTTTTTCAGCACTGTCAGCGACAGCACTATCGAGCAACGCTTAACTGGCGTTATTACCGATGAAGACCTTACCCGCCAACAGAGAGAACTAGCCAAAACCCGTTACGGGCATCTCGGAAACCTTATTGATCAGGGGTTAACCTTGGAAGATATCGCTGGGTCTTTCCAACAGCAAGCTGCCCGTATCCTTGAAAAAGATATAAACGCTATTGATATGGGTTCAGCCGATTTTGAAACTGCTTTCAACTTTGGGGAAACCGGTCAGAAACGAATGATGTCCACTGGTGAGTGGGAAATCTTGTTGCGGTCTGACGCTAAATACGGTTGGGATAAAACGGAGAACGCTAAACAGGAAGCCCGTGGTTTGGCTGCCAATATCGCCCAAGCATTTGGAAGGATTATCTAATGGACCCCACAACAGACACCACACCAACCCCTGCGGAAGCTCAAGCATCAGCCTTCAGGATTTTAGAGGAAACTCTTAGGTTTTATGGTTTGGTAACAGATTCAGATACCAGACTTTTGACAGCAGTTCAAGCCTTATGGACTGGTAAAAGAATTACTGACCAGTCAGGTATTGACGATATTGGTATAGCGTTGCGTGACAATCCTGCGTTTCAAGAACGGTTCCCCGCCAACGAAGCACTTAAAGCCGCAGGCAGACCACAGTTCAGTGTCACTCAGTATCTTCGTGAAGAAGCCGCATACAAGACAGCCTTGCAAAGTGCAGGTATGCCACAAGGTTTCTATGATGACCCATCAGATTTTCAGAACTTCATTATTGGAGATGTGTCTCCTGACGAGGTGGAAGCCCGTGCTCGGCTTGGATATCAAGCGGTACGTCAAGCAGATCCTCAAGTGGTTCAAGAATTCCAACGCCTCTATGGGGTTTCGGAAGGTGAACTGGCGGCGTACTTTATTGACCCTCAACGGATGCGCCCAACCTTTGACCGTTACGAAGCAGAACGACAGGCACGTGCCGCACAGATCGCTGCGGCAGGAACCACACAAGGTGGGATGACAATCAGCCAGCAACAAGCTGAAGGTTTAGCCCGTGCAGGAATCACCTCACAAGAAGCACAAGCAACCTTCACAGCGTTAGGCGACACACAAGAACTGTTCCAACCTCTGCAAGCAGGCGAACAAGCCATTAGCCAAGAGCAACAAATTGCTGGGGCTTTCGGATCAAACGCTGAAGCACGTCGAGCAATCGCACAACGCCGTCGTTCCCGTCAAGCAAGTTTTGAATCCGGTGGTGGGTTCGCAGCAGGTCAAGGCACACAAACAGGGTTAACAACAGTCGGAGAGTGACGGTGGTTGCATAACAGTAAAAGTTATGTAACTATTAACACGATGCCGAGTGCAGGACTTACTGATCGCCCCCCGAATCAGTGACGAACATATGGGGTGTAACAACAACAGGAGCCATTCATTTCCCTCCGAGATGGATGCGGCCTTCAAATAAGGAGAGTGCCATATGTCAGAGATCGAATACGATGATTTCTCAGACGACGACCAGACGGAATTCCAGTCGAACCCAGTTCGGCAAAGAATGAAGCAACTGGAAAAAGAAAACCGTGAGACAAAGAAACTTCTCGCTGAACTACAAAATCAAGCCAAAGAACTTGCTTTTGTAAAAGCAGGATTGGATATGAACTCTCCGATGGCTAAGTATTTCATTAAAGGCTACGACGGTGAACTTTCCCCAGAAGCAATCCGTGAGGCCGCTATGGAAGCCCAGTTGATTACACCCGAACCGGCAGTTAACGAGGATGACCGAAACGCTTGGCGTGAAACTAACCGTATCGCCAGCGGATCAGAAGTCAGCCCCGAACCTAAAGGTTGGGCGGAACGTATAAACCAGGCTGAGTCTGAGTCAGAACTCATGTCTATCTTTGCAGAGGCACAAGCTCAGGGCATTGACCTGAGTAATTAATAACCCCTCAACTTCTGTAAAGGAAAAAACAAAATGGCTGATTATTACGCAGCAGAAACCGGAACGGGCAACCTTTCCGTTGACCAAACCGCATTTGAAAAACTGGCTTACTTCGCCCTTCGTGACGAAATGTACTTTGACCAGTTCACCGAAGTGCAGGCAACAAACGCAACCAACCCTGGTGCAACAGTGACATTCACTATCTTTCAAGATATGGCTGCCGCTATCACACCTTTGGGCGAGGCTGAGGATGTAACCCCTGTTGCTTTGAGCGATAGCCAAGTGTCGGTCACATTGAACGAGTACGGTAACGCAACTGTTACAACAGCGAAGCTTCGTGCAACATCGTTCCTTCCTGTTGATCCAGTGGCTGCTAACGCTGTTGGTTACAACGCTGGTTTGTCTATTGACACCATCGCTCGTAACGCTGCACAAGCAGGAACCAACGTAATCTACGGTTCAGGTGGAGCATCGCTTCCAACTAGCCGTTTGACTGTTGGTGCTGATGACACCCTTACAGCGAACGACATCCGCAAGGTTGTGGCTCAGTTGCGTAAAGCAAACGTGCCAACCATCGGTGGTTCGTATGTTTCGGTGATTCACCCTGACGTGTCCTACGACTTCCGTAGTGCAACTGACGCAGCAGCATGGCGTACCCCTGCTAACTACGTCAACCCACAAGGCATCTACACCGGTGAAATCGGAATGTTTGAAGGTGTTCGCTTCATTGAGTCCCCACGTGGCCCAGTGTTCGCTAACGCATCAGACGGTTCAGGATCATCCGGCAACGTTGATGTGTACGGAACTTTGGTTATGGGTCGCCAGGCTCTTGCTAAGGGTATTTCCCTTGGTGGCGAGTACGGTGCTCAGCCAACGGTTGTGTACGGCACAGTGACTGACCTTCTTAAGCGTTTCCGCCCTGTGGGTTGGAAGCACTTCGTTGGTTACGGTGTGTTCCGTCAGGAAGCTTTGCGTCGTATCGAATCTTCTTCGAGCATTGGTGCAAACTAAGTAGTTTTTACTACCTTCATGGAGAAACCCCCTGCCTTCGGGTGGGGGGTTTTTCTTATGCTATGGTCAAATGCGTAACCTCTTATTAGGAGAATCATTATGGTCGCAAAGAAAACTAATGTTTCAAAACAACCTGTGAAGCCGAAGCCTGGTAAGCCTGGTAAGCCTGGTAAGCCTGGTCGTAATCCTAAAGACCCTCCTATGAGTATCCCTAGGGATCCTTCCCGTAAGGTTCCTAAAGACCCTCCTATGAGTATTCCTAGGGACCCTTCACGAAAGATGCCTAAGGATTCTTCCCGTAAAAAATCTGATCCTCAGGAAGCTTTACGTAATGCTTATATGAACTCTTTGGAAAGAAAAAAGAAGAAGTAATTCCTTCCCCTGCCCTGTTATGGCGGGAGGTTTCTTGTGTTATATTCAAATGTGTAGCCCCTGATTAGGAGTAATAAAATGGCAGCAAAAAAAGCACCCGCAAAGAAAGCACCTGCGAAGCCTCGTTCGTCTGGTGGTTCACGAGACTATGATGATAAAGTTAGTAAGGCAAAAGCCACTAACCGTGCATTGGCAGACCGTGGTCAAGCAGTACAACGCAGTTTATCAAGAGCAAACTCAGATATTGGCGTTTCTATTATAAGGGGCAACCGTAATGCCTTAACAAATAAAGCAGGAAAAGACGCTCGTAGTAGAGCCTCTAAATATGGCTCTCCTATAAGTCCTACTCAAGTAGATGATGTTCCATCCCAGGTAGAGCGGCCATATTTTAGAGGTCGTGGAGATAGTATTATTACGGCTACTACTAGAGTAAAAGCACCAGGCGGTTATCTTGATGTAGTTGAAAAGAAAGTTCAACGTGGTGGCGGGCGTGATAAAAAACTGTCAACAACAGTTTCTGGTGTAGTAAACAAGAAAAGTAAGTCTGGCGACCTTGGTGCTCAGCGTGCTACTCAACGAGCAAAGAAAAAGAAGTAGATTTAACTACCTCCTAGTTAGTGAAAGACCCTTCACCTTCGGGTGGGGGTCTTTTGCTATTCTAAAGCTATGCCTTTCTTTCGCCCACCCACAGATGACTTTGTTACATGGTCAGACGAAACCACTGAAGGCATATTTAAATATTTGAAACCATGGCCTCGTGGTAGGAATGTTTTCAAAATGCTTGACGGATCATTCACCGAGTGGCAACCATCAGACATGACTATGGTGGCGAAGATTTACCACGGTGGACACATCCACGATATTGACGCTAATGAGGAAGCAGATTTGATTGCTGCTGGATATGGGGATTACATTGAAGCATCGTGAGATTCATCCTGATTTGGATGTTGAAGGCTGTTTTGGTTGTCGTGTAGCGGGTGTGTCGTTCGGGGCTAACACGACAACTACTCGTGGAGCTGATGTTGATCGCATCAATAAAACAGATAAACAATGGAACGCTGATATGCCTGCCTATAAGCGTTTACGGCAACAAGGGTTGCATCCGAAATCTATTGATGGTGCATCAATCTTGGAGAAGCATGCTACGGAGCGTTGGCAGATTGAAGGTGCTGCGAAAGTGCTGTCGGAGTCTGAGTGAACTATCAGTCGTGGCGGGGGTTTCCAAATCCGAACTTCGGGTATGGATCTATGTTGAAAGGTTTCGTTGATAATGTCCCCATTGGATGTTCTTTTGATTCTCGGGCTTCTGTCGATGTTTATATGGGAGTTCCTTTTGGGGTTAGGGATTGGTTAAAAGGTCAGCATCGTGTGTGTTTCACAATGTGGGAAACCGATACGTTGCCTGGTTCTTTTATTCGTTGGTTAACCCAATATGATCAGGTGCTTGTCCCGTGTGAACATAATGTGGAGTTGTTCAGTAAGTACCATAAGGATGTGAGGATGGTGCCGTTGGGGGTTGACGGTAAGTTTTGGAAACCTTTGCCTGACCCGTCGGGTGTGTTCCGGTTTCATGCTGGTGGGTCGTTGTGGCATCGTAAAGGGCTGGACATCGTAGTTGATGTGTTTAACAGTTTGGGTTTGGCTGATGCCGAGTTACATATCAAAGCCGCCCCTCACGCTTCTGATGTTCCGAAGATTCGAGGGAAGAATATTTTTCTGCATCGGGAATGGATGGCGTTGGAGGATCAGCGGGATTGGTTCGCACAGGGTCATGTGTTTATTGCTGCGTCTCGGGGTGAGGGTTTCGGGTTGATGCCGTTACAGGCGATCAGTATGGGTATTCCTACTATCGTGTCTAAATCTACTGGGCAGGTACAGTTCGCTGGGTTGGCTACTGGCACGGTGGATTGTGGGAAGTCTCGGGCTATGACTGTCGGGTTGTGGGATGAACCTGACCGTAAACAACTTGCTGAGCAGATGTTGTTTCACTATAGGAACTGGGATGCGTTGCGTAAGCAGGCTTTGGCTACGAGGAAGATTATGGGGTTTTCTTGGGGGGATGCGTCACAGGCTTTACTGGATGCTGTCCCTGTTGGGTCGCTACTAAAAACTAAAACCCGTGTCGAACCTGATGTGGCTATTGATGTCCGGTTGAATCGGAACCTGTCTTGCGATATCGGGGTTAACCACTATAAGTTTGTGAAAGGTGAAACCTATTCAGTGTCGGAGGGTGTTCATCAGGTATTGTTTGACGCAGGAGTGTTAGAGCCATGAAAAAGAAAACAGAGTTTTGGGATAAGAAAAACCCGAACAAGAAGTCCAGCCCGCTGTCCCCAGCACAGAAGTCTGCTGCTAAGGCCCGAGCAAAAAAAGCTGGTCGTCAATACCCGAACCTGGTTGATAATGCTTGGGCTAAGAAACAATGAGTATTGAATATCGTGGTGAGAAGTTCGCTGGGTACAACAAACCTAAGCGCACCCCTAACGCTTCTAAATCCCACGCTGTGCTCGCCAAGGATGGCGACAAGGTAAAACTGATTCGTTTCGGTCAGCAAGGTGTTCAGGGTTCCCCTGATGGGTCTGCCCGTAACAAAGCTTTTAAGGCTCGACATGCGAAGAATATCGCTAAAGGAAAAATGTCGGCGGCTTATTGGGCTGACCGTGTGAAATGGTAAACCCGTTGGTATAGTTCTAGTTGCCCCTAGTAAGGTCTTACCCTTTCTCCCTTGCTAGGGGCTTCTATCTTTTGTGGTAAAGTAACGGCGTTATGGCTGTTCCTGCTGATCAAGATCTCACTATTACCCGTGGCG